GTGGTATCTCGGCGAAAAGCCGAAAGCGATATTATTTTAGTTTATAGTTGTTAAACGACCCTTTTTATTAACCGTTGGGAAAACGCTAAGGGTTGTGATAGATTATTGAGGGAGTGCGCCTGCATTGTGATGATGTGGGCGCACTTGTTTTCGTAAAATGCGAAATTTGCCCCTTTGCTTGCGCTCTAAGCGCATTTAATTTGTTTTTGGTATAGTTTATTACCCAAAGAAAAATAATCGCTTAAAACGGCTGAAAATGAAAAATAAAAAATCGCTCCCGATTTCACAACCAAAAGCGACTTTTCCTTTGCCATATCGTTGATGAAACGCAAACACAAGGTAAAAAACGCCACAAAGATAATAAAATTAATAAAAACCGCAAAAAGTTGTGTAAATTGAAAATATTTTTACTACCTTTGCGAAAAGATTAAATATTAATTAGTTATGGCTGAAAAATTGAAACAAGCAAAGGTTAGCGACCTCACCTTTGACGACAAAAATTTTAATAAGCACACCGAGTTCGGCATGAGCTTGATTGAAAAAAGCCTCCGCAACAATGGTGCTGGTCGCTCAATCCTCATCGACAAAAATAACCGCATTATTGCCGGTAATGGAGTTGTTGAGACCGCAGCGCAAATAGGTCTTGACGATGTGCAGATTGTCGAGACCGACGGCACGAAGATTATTGCCGTCAAGCGCACCGACATCGACCTCGACAGCCAGCAGGGCAGAGAGATGGCACTGGCTGACAACGCCACTGGCGCAGCCGACCTCCAGTGGGATGCCGAGGCTATTGCCGAGGTGGAGGAGGAGTTTGACATTGACGCTGGCGACTGGGGAGTTAATCTTGACATTGACGCTGGCTCGGCTTTTTTCAGCGGCGAGAGAAACGGAGAGCGCGACGATGAGTACAACGAATTTGAGGACAAGTTCAAGCCAAAGCTGACAACCGATGATTGTTACACCCCTCCCGAGGTTTACGATGAGGTTGTGAAATATGTGCGCAAGATAGTTGGCGAGAAGCCCGAGTTTGTGCGCCCTTTCTACCCGAATGGGGATTATCAAGCATTCAACTACCCGAAAGATTGCGTGGTGGTCGATAACCCACCTTTTTCGATTTATGCCGAAATCGTGCGCTGGTATCTCGCACACGATATAAAATTCTTCTTGTTTGCGCCAGCCCTTACTCAAGTGGTGGTGAATGCACCAGTCAACTATGTGGTTGCCTACTGTGATGTTGTCTATGAGAATGGGGCGAATGTGCGCACTTCTTTTACAACAAATCTGCTGGGTGATATTGTGTTTACTACTGCCCCCGAGCTTAAAAGGGCAGTTGAGACGGTCAACGGCAAACCTTCTGCCGACCTGCCAATCTACGTCTATGAGAACGTGCTGACAACCGCATTAATCGGCAAAATCTCACTTATTGAGTTTTCCGCTAAGAGAAACGAGGTGGCAGAAATCTCCAATCTTGATGCGTTGAAAGAGAAAGGCAAGTCATTGTTTGGCAGAGGGTGGTTGTTGAGTGACCGCAAGGAGAAAGAACGCAAGGAGAAAGAACGCAAGGAGAAAGAACGCAAGGAGAAAGAACGCAAGGAGAAAGGACGCAAGGAGAATTACCTACACTTGAGCGAGAGAGAAAAAGAAATTATTAAAAGGCTTAATGCCATAGGAGAGCAAGAAGATGGCTAACGAGCAGAACCTTATACCGCTTAACCAGCGGTCGCAAAGAGAGCGCAAAGAGATTGCAGCGAAAGGTGCAGAGGCGACAAACAAGGCAAAGCGAGAGCGCAAAGATATGCGCTATTTTGCAAAGGTTGTCCTCGATGAGCTGGTCAAAGACAAAAAGAGTGGCGCAGAGTTGCCCACCCGATATGCCGCCCTCAAGTCGGTGCTCAAAAAGGTGCTGAAAGAGGGCGACCACAACGCACTAAAGACATTGGCGCAACTGGCTGGGGAACTGCCCAAGGATGCGAGCAACGATGTTGTTATCAATGTTACATACAACGGAGTAACAAAGGAGGCACAGGACGCACTAGATGATTTGTGATGTAGGTGGTATATTCAATGCCACCGCCGTTGCCATGCGTGACAATACGGTGGTGGTTAATAAAGGGGGGACACGTTCCGGCAAAACGTGGTCACTCCTGCAACTATGTTACAACCTCATAATTAATAAGCCCGGCATCCTTGTGTCGGTGGTCGGTGAGACAATGCCATTTCTCAAGCGTGGCGCAATCCGTGACTTTAAAGCCATGCTCGGCAGTGAGTGGCACGATGAGTGGTGGAATGCCAGCGACAAGGTTTACACCATCCCCACCACCAAGAGCAGCCTTGAGTTTTTCAGTGCCGACAATGAGGGCAAGGTGCATGGTTCGGCTCGTGACTATCTATTCCTTAACGAGTGCTACTTTATTGACTGGGAGATTTACCGCCAGTTGGCAGTACGTACCCGCAAGCGCATTTTGCTGGACTACAACCCCCGCTCTCGCTTTTGGGTTGATGAGCACCTCATCGGCAAGGAGGGCGTGGCACTGATACACTCGACCTACAAGGACAACCCACACCTCACACCCATGCAAATAGCCATGATTGAGAGCAACAAAGGCGATGAAAATTGGTGGCGGGTCTATGGCATGGGCGAGACTGGCTCGGTTGAGGGACTTATTTATCGAAATTGGCGCATAGTTGCTGATATGCCCAGCACCTACAAAAAGGAGTTTATTTGTGTCGACTTCGGCTTTACCAACGACCCCACCGCCATCTTAAGGGTGCGCCTCAGTGGTGGCGAGTTGTGGGTGCAGGAGTTGGCATACCGCACCGGGATGCTTAACGCCGATATAGTGGCGTGCCTGCAACAGCATGGAGTAGGCAAGGGGGCGCTTATTGTGTGTGACAGTGCCGAGCAAAAGAGCATTGCAGAGATTAACGCCCTCGGTGGCTTTAGGGCTGTGCCCGTGGCAAAGGGGCGGGGGTCAGTAACAGCAGGCATTACTGCCGTGCAGGCTTACAAGCTCAACGTCATGCAAGATGCCCTCGGCACTATTGATGAGTTGCGCAACTACTCATGGATGCGTGACAGTGTTAATGGTGGCTACATTAACGAGCCAGTGGATAAGTACAACCACGCCCTGGATGCTTTGCGCTATGGTGTGACAACCTTTTTACAAGCGCAAAGGTCTTTTGTCACCCCGAGGGCAAAGCTTGGGCATATTTGTTAATTTAAGCCGTTCTAAGGCGATAAAAAATAAAATAGTATATGAGAATAGAGAGACGCATAAGACGCAGTGTAGAGCGTTTAAATCGCACATTTGAGCGAATTGAGCAGATTGGCAGGACGAGGCTTAACCTCCCCTTTGCCCAATTTGTGGCATTAATGCCTTATATGACAACCGAAAGTGTTAAGGCACTGGTCCTGATACCACCGCCACACACATTTTGCAGGCGTGATGTGCCACAAGACCTACAGCAGGCAACATTAGGCACACTGACCAAGTTGCAACGTGCGCCAAAGGATAACGACTATTGCACCACATGTTGTGCGCTGGTGAGCACGTTGCTATACGTTGATGCTAAAATAGTAGCGTCACGCAGAGCTATTGAGGTGATAGGCATTGTTAATATGATACAAAGCGAGATGGAGCGCATTGGCAAGCTCTTTCAGTCGCTCAACACCGAAAAGACCAGCGATGAGATACACGCAGGCATAGAAAAACTGGATTTTGGCGTTTTTGGGATTGTCGATTGGTATGCCCAGCGCATGGGCATCGTGGACCATGAGGAGGTATTTAAAACTCCTTGGGCACGCATATACCAGTGCATGAAGATTGACCACGAAAACGGCGAATTTGAGAAACGATACAGGAAAATAATTGAAAATAGGAGCAAACGATGAGAATAACGCAACAAATAGCATTAGAGCTCGGCGCTGTGTATATGTACGACACATGGGAGAGAATTAACCTCCGTGCCGACAAGCTAAAAATAGGTGATGTGCTTGTGGGTGAGCTACTGCCCACTGGTGGCATGATTGACACAAGCTTTGCGCCGGTTGTGAGAGAGCAACGCAACACAAGCATTGTGTTTATGACGCATTGCGACCTCGACTTTGAGGGTGCATCGGTAGGGCTAATTATTGACGATATGCTGGCACTAGCAAAGCGCTACCTTGTGCGCCTTGATGCATCGTTGGTCTTTGAGCCTGTGGGCAACGATGTCGAGTGGCAGGTGCTAATAGATAGGCTAGACGCTAACATGGCGGGAGTGGCTTTGTCATTAACGCTGAAAGAGAACCAGGGAGAGTGCGTTAATGGCTGACACGCTTAACACAGGGGCACTGGATAGGGCAGTGGCTGACCACCTTGTTACACGCATGGAGCAGTTACGTGACGACATCCGAGAGGCTATTAACCGCATGGGGCTAAAGGCTAGCGGTGCGACTGGTCGCTCGCTCACTGTTAGGGTGAGCAGTGGCGAGGTGTCGCTGTGGGGACGTAGGTTTTTTGCTGGGTTGCAATATGGCTCACGCCCTTGGACTGGAGCAACTGGCATTCGTTGCTCGTTTGACGATTTCCGCTATATCATACGGGATTGGGCGCAAGCTAAGGGGTTGTCTTTTGGCTCGGCGAAAGAGCACAACCGAGTTATAGGTGCGATAGCTGCAACAATTATCCGTAAAGGGTCTAAGCTATACCGGCAAGGGGCGTATCGTGACGTTTATGATAGCCTAATTGCTCAAGCTGTAAAAGACATGGGCGTTATTGTTCTTGATAAGGCAGGCACTGCCTTTGACATAGAGATTAACAAATGGGTGCGACGTAGTGTAACAATTAACATATAGGAGATTTAAAAATGGCGAATGTAGGAGTAGTGGACAACATCCGCACAGTGACATTAACAGATGGCGCAACGGTGACACTGCCTAAAGTGGCGTTAGCAACATCATGGGCAACGCTAACAATATCCGGGGCTAACCCTGGCGATACATATAACGTTACTAGTGGCGATGGCTTTGTTAAGCTGAGCATTAATGCAGATGGAGAGGCACGCATGTCGCTAGCTCCATTTATTGAGCTTTATCTCTCAGGTAGCGATGGAGACATGACCGAGACCGATAGCACACAACGCTTGGTGCGCAATTATTTCCGAGGCTTTTTAACTGTTGTTATTTTGCACGACACAAGCCGAGACCAGCTAACAGTGCCTTTTGTGTATGGCGGTGCTAACCCGCTTGCCTCGCCCAATCGTCGCTATTACGACTACATCGCCAACGGGCAGGGCACATGGCTAACAATGGACCTAGCGAGTAACTATGACGATGATGGTAACGTGTTGAGCTCTGCCGAGCAATCATGGCTTAACGCTAATTATAACGCCAACATCTATAGCCCTAACGATAACGATAAATTTCGCTGGACTATGATATTAGCCACATTTGAGGGTGGGCGCATACGCTTTAAGCGTCAAAGAATTAATTTTACCCGTGATTGCAGGCAAAAAGATGTGATGCAGGTTAAGTGGATAGACGGCGAGGGACAAATAAACACCCGCCTCCTCACCTATGCGGGCATCGTTGAGGGTAGCGAGACACAAAGCAGTTATACCCGTCACCATTGGGAGAGAGAGGCTAGCCTTGTTTGCAATGGCTATTGGCATGGTGCCGACATGTGGGAAAAGCGCAAGGCGACCAAGCAAATAACGCTTGGCGATGATAACATCCCAATCGAAAAATATAGCTGGCTGGCTAGCCTTGTGCAGTCGCCCTCTATAGATGTGTGGGCAGACATGGGCGATGGCAACTACACTTGGCAACGTGCAAACATCGTTGATAGCACAATAGAGGCTGACCCTCGCAAGGCAACATTTAGCCTCACTGTTACTTTAGCATTAGACCCAACATTCCCAACGCAACAATTTTAGCCATGAGTAGACAGCAATTATTTATTAACGATGTGGCGGTAGACATGCCACAAGATGAGATAAAAATAAAAGTAGAGAGCAACATTTTTGCGGATGCTGATAAAATTAAAACGGCGCACTCCTATAACATAGCATTGCCTCGCACAGCTACTAATGATAGGGTGATGCTGTTGGCATACTTGCCGAGTGCTGAGACTGGCGGGACATCTACACACACCTACCTCAACGCCTCATTATATGTTGATGGCGCGCCTTTGTTTAATACGGGGCGTGCCGTGCTTACCAGCGTAGATGATAACGGCTACAACCTTAACCTTTATTGGGGCTTGGTTGATGCGTTTGAGGACATTAAGCGAGAGGGGCTAAAGCTGTGCGACCTGCCGATGAGTGCCCACTGGACCAGCGATGATGATAGCGACTGGTCGGTGCTGGCGCAATATCCTATATCCATGTGGGACTATAACTCGGGCATGGATAGCACTGTGTATAATGAGCTTAACGCCGATAGCAAAGCGTTGGTGGATAAGCTGCCGTGGGTGTTACCTGTGACCAGCGCACGTGACATTCTCGCCAAGGTGCAAAGTGTGTATGGCATAACATTTGACTACTCGGCAACATTCGCCGAGCGACTGGATAAGCTGTGGCACCCATTGACGACGTTGAGGACCATGTGCGAGGATGAGGTGTTGACGTTTAGGGTTGGCTCGGGCAACTCTATCTACAACGGCAAGAACTTTTTGACGTGGCTCCCAACGCCGACAAATATAAATAACACTCATGCTATGAGTAACGCTATTGAGGTGCTTAATCGCACGCCCTTTAGTTATTATGCGGCACATCGGGAGTTGGCGGTTAAAAGGGTGCGAGTGTATGGCACATGCAACAAGGATTTTAGCGTGTTTTTTGCGGATGCCCCTCAAGGCGATAGACAAATAGAGGCTACCCGTGTGACATCAACGCAGTACACCATCGA